TCTCTTGAGGCGAGTGGGTCTGCTTCTAATTTCAGCACAACTGATGCGGCTGATTTAAGAATCGGTTCAAGCTCACTTTTCAGTATGTATCACCAAGGTTTAATCGATGAAGTGTCGTTTTTTAACTCTGCTTTATCAGCCTCGGATGTCACCTCGATTTACAATAGCGGAGTCCCTGCCGATCTTGAAGATTTTGAACCCGTAGGATGGTGGCGCATGGGCGATGGTACGGGTGATACGGACTCAGGAGGTGGAACGCCTGCGAGTGGTGATACTGTTGGAACGGTAGTCGATCAAGGGTCTGGTGGTAATGATGCGACAGGGACGAACGGCCCGACTTATTCTAACGACCGCCCTTACGCTTTACCCTCGATAACGAACGGCTACTCTTCGAGCTTTGACGGCACGAATGAACACGTGAGCATAGCATCCTCATCCGACTTTGAATTCGGAACGGGGGATTTTACAATGAGCGTTTGGTTTAATGCCTCCACGATTGACTCGAACCCAGGTACAGATTACTATTCGATAATAGATCTTCGGGGAAGTAGTAGCGACATAGCGCCAACTTTGTATGTATCCCAACAATCGGGTTACCGACTTTATGTGTACAACGGGTCTACGGTAGTCAATTACAATACCACGCCAACTACAGGTCAATGGTATCACGTTGCATATACCCGAAGCGGAACGACAGGGACTATTTACTTAAACGGCACAAGCGTGGCAAGCGGGACGGACAGCGCGAACTACAACATGACTACCCCCGCGCCCACAATAGGCAAGGTAGCAACGTCTGCCACGGGTCAATATTTTGATGGGAAGATTGACGAGTTTAGCCTTTTCGACTCAGCGCTGTCGGCTTCCCATATTTCAGCCATGCACTACGGCGGGACCCCTAACGACATCTCTTCACTCGATCCCGTAGGATGGTGGAGAATGGGCGATGACGCTACATGGGGAGGCACTAATTGGGCGATCCCCGACGCTTCGGGAAATGGCAATGCAGGAACAACGCAAAACATGGCGGAAGCTAGTCGAGTAACCGACACACCTTAACCTATAAAATACCATGAGTAGAAAATACGTAATCATATCCGCATCCGACGTTGCAAGCGTGGACTTCGACCAAGTCATGGAGACGTCTGCCGACACGCTGAGGTACTCACTGGACGGTTCACAGACTTTTATCAAATACGAAGGAAACCGCCCTAGCTTTCTTGACGAAGACGACGTTGAATTAACTCACGCGGAGATTCTAGACGTGCTTAGTCACGAAGACTGGACTTCTCCAGTACCATTCTAACTTCATATGCAATACGAAACGGCTCAAAGCCTATACACTCAGCTCGAAGGGCAGCGGTGGTCGTTCCTCGACCGTGGCCGCTCTTCATCGGAGTTGACCATACCTTACGTTCTTCCGCCAGAAGGTCACGGACCTCATACGAAGTACTATACGCCCTACCAAGGGATCGGAGCGCGTGGAGTAAACAACCTTGCTTCCAAGTTATTGCTTGCGTTATTGCCTCCGAACGCTCCTTTCTTCCGTTTGACAGTTGACCGTTATGAGCTTGAAAAAGCCAAAGCTGAGATGGGCGAAGAAGGAGGCGAGCAACTCCGTACCGACCTTGAGAAAGCATTAAGCGACGTTGAACGGGCAGTCAGTCAAGAAGTCGAGGTCGAAGCTTTCCGAGTAGGCGTATTCGAAGCATTGAAGAATTTGTTGATCACAGGAAACGCGTTGCTCTATCTCCCCGACGACGGCGGTATGAGAGTGTTCCGTCCAGACCGTTACGTTGTCAAGCGTGACGCCATGGGGAACGTTACGCATATCGCCGTCAAGGAGACTGTTGCCCCGTTCATGCTTCCCGAAGAAGTCCGACAAGAAGTTTACAAGGAATCCAAAGACAACAACTGCGACCTGTATACCTCGATTGTACGGGACGGTGACAAGTTTGTCGTTCAACAGGACGTCAAGGGCATCGTCATAGAAGGGTCGATTGGGGAGTATTCTATCGACAAGTCCCCATGGTTACCTTTACGCTATACACGTATCGACGGAGAAGACTACGGTCGTGGCTTTGTCGAAGAATACATCGGCGACTTGAAGAGCTTGGAATCGTTGACCAAGGCTATCGTGGAAGGTTCCGCAGCAGCAGCCAAGGTCTTGTTCATGGTCAATCCGAACGGTACTACTCGCGCTCGTACCCTTGCAGAAGCTCCTAACGGTGCTATTGTACAGGGCTCCGACGGAGACGTCTCGGTACTTCAGCTCAATAAATTCAACGACTTTCGCGTAGCTCAAACGGTCATGGCGCAGATTCAAGATCGTCTCAGTCACGCTTTCCTTTTGAACAGCTCCGTCGTCAGAGACGCAGAACGAGTTACCGCAGAGGAAATCCGAATGTTATCACAAGAACTCGAATCCGCTCTGGGCGGGCTGTACTCGATATTGTCTCAGGAGTTTCAACTCCCGCTTGTTACCCGTCTTATGGATAGGATGAGCAAGAAGGACAGGTTACCGAAACTTCCGAAAGACATCGTCAAGCCTACCATCGTGACGGGCGTTGAGGCTCTAGGGCGTGGAAACGATCTTAACCGTCTCGATATGTTCCTTGCAGGAGCCAATCAAGTAGTCGGTCCCGAAGCTGTCGCTCAGTACGTAAACGTAGGCGACTACTTCAAACGACGTGCAACCGCACTTGGGATCGAAACCGATGGACTTATCAAGTCAGACGAAGAGATTCAGATGGCTATGCAACAAGCGCAACAACAAGAAATGATGATGAAGCTTGGAGCGCCCGCCGTAGCGCCGACTATTAACGCTATAGCACAACAGCAGCAGGGTGAAGAGCCTGTTGAACAATAACAACCAACCAGTAAAAACGGACAAACGTCATGACCGACTATCAAAAAGTAGAAATAAACGAACCAGCGCCTAACGAGGTGGAACCAGAAGAAGCAACCGAAGCTGTACAGGATAACGTACAGGAAGAAGAACGCCCCGAATGGCTCCCCGAAAAGTTCAAGTCTCCCGAAGACATGGCAAAAGCCTACGGCGAACTCGAATCGAAGTTAGGAACCGACAAGGAAGAAGTTACGGAAGAAGCAGTTGAGAACGAAACCGAACCTACTACCGAACCTAACCCAGCTCAGACTTTAATCACGGATGCTTCCAAGGAGTTCTTTGAGAACGATGGCAAATTGTCCGAAGAAACTTACGAGCTACTTGCTCAAGCTGGTCTTAGCCGTGAATTGGTTGACGGCTATGCACGTGGTCAAGCTGCTCTTCAAGAGAACGAGGCTACGCAGATCAAATCAGCAGCCAACGGCGAATACGATGCGTTATCGGAATGGGCGGAAAAGACGCTGACTGATGACGAGATGAACACTTTTAACGAAACGGTAAACAATGGTTCCGTAGATCAAGCCAAACTCGTAGTAAGCGGGTTATACGCTCGTTACAAAGCGGAAGTAGGCGGAAGCCAGCCCAAGCTTGTCACGGGTAACACGACTGGATCTTCGACCCTGCCTTTTGAATCGATGCAGGAAGTCAGTCGGGCTATGCGTGATCCTCGCTACAAGAGTGGAGACACGGCTTATCATAACGAACTTGAACGCCGCTTGGCTGTGTCTTCCAAAATTTAACTATGCTTGAACTGTTGACGTTGTTCCTGACGGGCGGAGGCTCCGCTGCGATGGGATCAATCTTAAAAGGCGTGTTCGGCGCTATGGTCGATGCCCGCCAACAGAAGTACGAGCTGGAAATGATGCGCGAGGCGCGAAACAATGATTATGCACTTAAATTTCAAGAAACACTTAACGGGGGAGACGGCGGCGCTTTTGTTCGCGGCACTAGGCGTATGCTTGCTGTTATCGGGATGTGCACGCTCTCGACAATTACCCTCCTCACCACCGTCTATCCAAGCGTTCCAATCCTCACAACAACAAATCTTGACGGAGAAGGTCGAAACTCATTCCTATGGGGACTCATCGATCTTCAAGCGTCACAAGCCCATATGGCAATTACAAGCGGGCATATTTCCCTCTTCGCCGTAACTTGCATCTATCCGCTTATCGTCGGCTTTTACTTCACCCCAGGCGGTAGACGCTAAACAATCACTTTCAATCGACAGAAGCAACGACCTAAGTCGCTGCCCCGTGCGCGGGATAACTTCGAATCTTATCGACGCTGAAGTCACATTCACTAAACATTAATTCTCAAATTAAGGAGACAATAAATCATGGCTAATGGAGACACCACTCCCTCACGCGTCGGTCAGGTTAATTCAGCAGGAGACGTAGACGCTCTCTTTCTGAAGAAGTTTGCTGGCGAAATATTAACGACATTCGAAGAAAACAACGTTTTCAAGAGTTTGCACACGATGCGCACCATCGAGAATGGCAAGAGCGCGCAGTTCCCCGTAACGGGCATTGCTTCCGCTTCTTACTACACTCCAGGGCAGAACATCGCAGACAGCGGTAACAGCTATCTGAGCGACATCAAGAAGAACGAAGTAGTCATCACTATCGACGACGTCCTTCTCGCTTCCACGTTCCTCAGTTCTATCGACGACGTAAAGAACCACTACGACATCCGCAGCGTTTACGCTAACGAGTTGGGTAAGGCTCTTGCCGTCCGTTTCGATACTGCTATCGCCAAGGTATTCATCGCAGCAGCTCGTTCCGCAGCTACCATAACTGGTGGTAAGGACGGCGGAGTACTCGACGTATCCGCTAACGCTATGGGAACCATCGCTGACGGTTCAGACGATGCAGACAACACCGATCCTACAGGTGCCGAACTTGTTGCCGCTCTCTTCACCGCTGCTCAAGCGCTTGACGAGAACGACGTTCCTGCCGACGGACGCTTCTGCGTTCTTCGTCCACAGGAGTACTACAAGCTCATCACTGGCGGCAGTGGATCACTCGTCATCTCGACTTCCGCTTCGAACAAGGACGTAGGAGGCTCTGGCTCCCTCGCTTCTGGTTCGATTGCTCAAGTTGCTGGTATCGATATCTACAAGTCAACTCACCTTCCTTCCACCGATCTGTCTTCGACCGCTACTGGCGACGGAGCTGCGTCCAACGACGTATTCGGAGGCAGCGGAAGCGGGTACAATGGTAACTTCACCAACTCGATTGGTATCGTTGCCCACCCAAGCGCCGTTGGAACCGTGAAGTTGCTCGATCTCGCTACCGAGTCCGAGTATCAGATTTCGCGTCAAGGCACGCTTTTCATTGCGAAGTACGCTATGGGTCACGGAGTTCTCCGTCCCGAAGCTGCTATCGAATTGCAGAAGTAGGCTTTTCTTGGTTGTGTTGGAGGAGCGGGGTTTTCATTCGTTTTGTCCTCGCTCCTCCTCACTTCCATAATTATAACCAATACTAGACATGGCACTAACTACAAAGCTTGAAGCGGTAAACACAATGCTCGGCGTAATCGGCGAGTCACCCGTAAACACGATCAGTGGAAGCAGTCTTCCCGTATCCGTCGTAACGGCTTTGAACGTGCTTGATGAAGTCAGTCGCGAGGTGCAATCCGAAGGCTGGCATTTCAATACCGAGTTCGAATACCCAATGGCAAGGAACTCATCCAATCAATTTCCTCTTCCTACCAACACGCTTAAAATCGACGTTCCAATCGACAAGTACACGGACGTGGACATCGTACAGCGTGGTACTACTTTGTATGACAGGAAGAACCATACCGACGTCTTTGACGAAGACATGGACGTCACCATTACTTTTGAACTTACGTTCGAAGAATTGCCTCAACAGTTCCGTACGTACGTTAACATCAAAGCCGCTCGCAAGTTTGCAAACCGTTTTCTTGGTTCGCCTGAGATCGAAGCATTCACTTTGAGAGACGAGATAAATGCCAAAGCTACGGCAGTAGACAGCGATTCCGAGAACGCAGACCGTACCATCTTTGACAATTACGACGTCTTGCGTGTGATAGATCGATGATCAATAGAAACAAATGCCTTTAATCACCACGTCCGTTCCTAACCTCGTTCAAGGGGTTTCGCAACAGCCTGACAATTTAAGGCACGCAGGACAAGCTGAGTCTCAAACAAACGCTTTAAGCTCTGTCGTGGAAGGGCTTACGAAGCGTCCTAACACAGACTTCGTCAAGGCAATTGGTACTTCTGGGTTGGCTGTAAAGACTCATTTGTTCAAGCGGGACGCCGATAACAAGCACGCTTTCTTGTTCAGTCATAACACTTCCGCAGCATCACTCGACGTTCAAGACTTGGCAAACGGTAACGACATAACCGTTTCGATCAGCAGTTCGGCTCAAACGTACTTGAACACGGCTACGGCGCCCATGTCTCAGTTAAGGGCGTTGACTGTTGCCGACTATACCTTCGTGGCTAGCGACCAAGTAACGGTCAAAAGCGGTACTACCATGTCGGACGCCCTTGAAAAAGAAGCTTTGGTATTCGTCAAACAGGGCGCCACTTCTACGGACTACAACATCAAGGTGGATAATATAACTTCTAGTTTCACGTCCTCGTCGAACGCTTCCACGGACATCGCTGCTGGTTTGAAAACTGCGCTGGATACTGCCTTTCCCACGTCGGGTAAATACGTAACTGGCGTGACCATTTCCAATCCAACCGTTAACGGCGTGTACAAGATGCCTACGGGGGTAAATCCTCGCTGGACTACCGACTACAAGGTAGAAGTGACGATGGAACAAACGGGCAAGGGGACTGGAGCAAAGGGCGAAGCCATAATAGAGAACGGAAAGATAACAGGCGTTACGGTTACCCATCCAGGCAGCGGTTATGACTCTGACGTGGCAACTTATCCAATAACGGTAGCGTTTACGGAGTTGATTTACAGTGCCTATTTCAACGATTGGACAGACGTGGCGGGGTGGTCAGGTCTTACGTCCAAAGTCACCACGGCAGCTGTCGGTACGGTAAGCTCTGGACAGATTTCAGCAGCTGGTGCCACGATTACAACAGAGCAACAAGGTAATGTCTTGAAACTCAAGCACAGCGCCGACAAAGACTTTACGATTACTACTTCCGACGATCTGTCCGATACTGGACTAGGCGTTGTTTACAAAGAAGTCGGATACATTACCGACCTACCAGCCAAATGCTTCGACAAGTTCCGAGTGAAGATACGAGGAGACGCCGAACTCGATCAAGACGACTACTACGTCAAGTTCGAGACTAAAGACAACGAAAACTTCGGTGAAGGTTCATGGATTGAAACGAATGGTTGGGAGAGCGACGGTACGGCGACTGGACAGTCAGCTGGTATACCGTTGGACTTTGACGGCTCCACGCTCCCTATCGAGATCATTCCCCGCTTTACCTCCATCGTCAAACACAACGGTAAGTATTACAAGAGCTTACAAGCACATACTTCTTCCACGTCTAACGAACCTGCCACGACTGGAGGAGCGTCTTACTGGGAAGTTGAAACGGGCATTAGATACGCCAGCGACTGGTCTGCTTCAAGCGTCTCTTACGTCGGACCCAGTACTACGGTTTTGGCGTACGTTGCGCAAGAATCCCTATGGACGGCTAGAAGCGCTGGAGACGCCAAGACTAACCCAAGTCCTTCTTTCGTAGGGACTACCATCAAAGACCTTTTCTTTTACAAAAACCGTTTCGGCATACTGACGGAGTCAGCCGTAGTCTTTAGCGAAGCTGACGAATACTTTAACTTTTGGCGTACTACCACTCAATCGCTTTTGGACTCTGCTCCTATCGACGTCGGACTGAGTCATACCAAGGTATCCAAGCTCAAGTACGCAGTTCCTTTTCAAGAGAAGCTCGTTCTATTCAGTGACGATTCTCAGTTCGTGTTGAGAGGTAACGAGTTGTTGACGCCTAAGACCGTTAACATCTCCCCAGTTACCGAATACAACATGAAGACTGTCGGCAATCGACCTATTGCGTTGTCCAACTTCTTGTACTTCCCTTATGAGCGTGGAGCGTTCACTGGACTGTACGAGTACTACGTGGACAAGGACTCGGAAACATACGACGCAGCAGACTTAACAGCTCAAGTACCAGCTTACGTTCCGTCTACCATTTACTACTTGGCGGGGAGTTCCAACGAGAACACAATCGTAGCTTACCCGTCGTCAGGGAATGACTTGTACGTTTACCGTTACTTCTGGCAGGGCAAGGACAAGATTCAATCGTCTTGGTCGAAGTTTACGTTTTCCAAGCAGTTCTTGGGAATGGACATAGTTGACTCGACCCTTTACTTGTTCACGCACGACGGCACGAATCGATGCCTTGAAACGCTCGACTTGTCACCCGCTCAAACGGACAGTGGAAAGACTTATAAGATACTGTTGGACAGGCGTGTAGCACACTCGACATTGGGGCGCTCATACGACAGCGCTACCAAGCTTACCACAGTCAGTTCAATGCCTTACGACCCGTCTGGAGCCGTGCTTTACACAGCAAACGGTAGTCGTTATTCGATTACTAGGACTTCAGCTACTGCGTTTACTGTGAACGGCGATCTTTCGAGTACCGACTTTTACGTAGGTCTTGAATATGAGACTGAATACGAGATGTCCACTCAAACGCTCAAGCAGCCTACGGAACGGGGCGGGAGGTCTACCAGTAACTTTACCAAGCAGATCTTACGGAACGGTGCGTTCGAGTACAGCGACACTGGACACTTCACTGTTGAGGTTACTCCCCAGTATCGGGATACTTATTCCTATCCGTTCAATCCGACTAGTTTGGGAGCCGACGCCGTAATCGGGTCGCTTGTCTTGGACGACGGCTCGTTTCGCTTTCCCATTCACAGCAAGCACGACGACGTGACGATCAAGCTCAAGTCCAGTTCTGCGTTGCCTATGAAGATTTTATCGGCTGAGTTCGAGACTTTCGTACATTCAAGGTCTAGACGATATGGAGCCTGACGAATACGTCTATAGCGACTGCATAATCGCACCTGCTAACGGCGAGTTCGACGCTCCTCAAATATACGAAGACATGAGAATGGCTGATATGTTGGAATGTATCGGACTGGGTGAACATCCTCGACTTGCGTTGGAACAATCATATGAAGCGTCCGAACAGGCTTGGACAATAACTTCTTCGGACAGTCGAACGGTAGCGAGCTTTGGAGTCACTCAATCTTCGAAAGGAAAAGACGTGGGAATAGTTTGGTTACTAGGTACTTACCGCATTCACAGCATCAAACGAACCTTTGTCAAACACTCGAAAGAATGGCTGGATCGTCTTATGGGCGACTACAAGGTTTTAACTAACATAGTATGCGAGAACAACGAGTTATCAGTTCGCTGGTTGACTTGGCTTGGCGCTACTTGGTCGGACGTCGGAATCGAGAACTACAAACAATTTACAATCTACAAGTCGGGAAGAACATCCAGTTCGCCCGACTCACTCAAACAACTTAATTAAATTATGTGTCATCCAGTAGCTTTAGCCGTTTTAGGAGGCGTTCAGTCAGGTCTTCAATTCGCAGGACAACACCGTCAGGCGAAGCAACAAGCTCAATTCCAACAAAGAGCAGCGGAAGCGGAACGTCAGAGGTCGTTGATGGAACAGCGTTCGGCTCGTATGCGTCAAGCGCAGGAGCAGGAAGCTACAGCACGCGAGATAGGCGAAGTATCCAAGAAAGCCCGTGAAGCGATGGCTACGGCGTCCGTAAGCGCTGGTGAATCTGGTGTAGCAGGTTTATCGGTAGACGCGTTACTGGACGACTACGTACGTCAGGAAGCTGATTACCGTATGGGCGTTACCCGCCAGCAGGAAATGAAAAACTTACAAACGGAACTTGCTCTTACCGACGCTGGGTTACGTTCACAGAACAGACTTATCGACATTAACAGACCTATCAACAGACCTAGCTTCCTGACGGGAGCTATGAACGTGGCAAGCAGCGCTATAAGCGGAGGTCGCACGGGTCTTGAGTTAAAACGTTTAATGGACAAACCTAAAATATCCTAATGGCTAGAGTACAAGTACGAGATCTTCCAGACGCACCGCAACTTCAAGCGACCGTTCAGAGCGGCGGGAATTACGGAGTAGCCGTTCAACAAGCAGGTCGTAACAAGTTGATGGATCTGGCTGACACGCTTTCTGGCTTTAACACGGCGTTGAAAGAGTACGGGGCTTTAGGTCAAGTACAAGGACAGATAGGTGCCCAAGAAGCTCTTACGGTCAGCGACGCAGACGTGCTTGAAGAGATACGCAAGACCGAACCCGACACCTTTCTGAGCATTCAACGCAACAAGGCGTACCGAAATACGCTTCTTAAACGAGCTGTGAGCAACAACTTGTTACCTTCCATGCAGTCTTCGGCTGACGAGTTACTGGACTTGGAGAAATATAAGAACCAAGGAGATTTCCTCGAAGCCGTTGACGAGTTTATGAAAGGTCAATGGGAAGCGTTCAGCGAAGAAGTAGGTCAGGACGCAGCCAACAGCGACGGAGGTAAAGTACTTTGGAACGCCGTAACAGGTCCGTTCAAGGCTGATATGTTGAAAGCTTACGACAAGAAGATGGACGACTTTATCGTAGACGGTCAGTCGGAAGAACTAGGTCTGGAACTGGACGTTATGACTAGGCGTCGGGTAGACCCGAACACGGGGGAACCTATCGGACTCGACACGGCTGGTTTGCAACTGACCGCTCAGAACCGTGAGAAACTTTTAAAAGAAGCAGGAGTAAACGACCCGAAGCTCCGTAGTAAAATCATCGTTAATGCTTACGCTAAACAGGTGGACGCATTGTTGGCTAACGGTAGGTATGCAGACGCCGAGCGTATGCTTGCAGCCATGAACGTCATACAAGTAAACAAGAAACCTATCTTCAGAACCACGGACGCAAAAACGTTACTGAACCCGTTGAATCGCAGTCTTGCCAGTTCGTTACGTACGTCTAGTACCGACACGTTGGCTAGACAAGGTCGTAGGTTTGCCAATCGAGCAGTTAGCGTGATGGGTTCTCTCCGAACAGGTTTGGTCAACAACTCGACTACCAAGGAAATGATCGACACGTATAGAGCGTTGGGAGCGGGAGAAGACAAGATACAAGAACTTATCGAGAGCGTGAAAGAATCTGAAGCGCCTTTGAACGTGTTCTTCGAGTCTTTGAGAGTTCTGGCTAATCGAGACAACATAAGCGACGAAGCGTACAATCTTTACTACGATAACATAGGAAAAATAAACGACGGTTTCGAGGCAGCCCAGATTAGCCCGCTTCCTCCTTCGGCGTTAAATCCAGAAACAAGAGAGAAAGAAGTATCGGAATTTAGAGCTTGGAAACAACTACCTGAGAACATCGGTAAGGACGCGGGAGATTTCGTTAAAGAGGAAAACAAACAGTACGGTGTAACGGGTTTTACCGAACTTATTGAAGCTGACAAAGAAGAAACCAAAGGCGATTACATCGTTGAGTTGGACGTCTACAAGACTGCCAAGCTCGCTTTGGGTAATCAACTTAAAATGTTGACGTCGGACGTAGGTGACATAGACCCAGACGACCTACCAGACGGCTTTGACGACGCTTTTGTTTTAAGAGCCTTGCCTTTTATTAATGAACGATTGATTGAAAAGGCGAAGGAAGTTGCAGATTTACCGCCAGACCAAAGGGAAAAGGCTTTACGTGACGAGCGTACTCAAGCGATTGCAGACGAAAAGAAGAGGTTTGAACGTGAAGCTGAAGCACTCGTCTCATTGGTTGCAGTAGGTTCACGAGAAGAAGATCCCAAAGAAATTAAAGAACAAGGGAAAGCTGTAATCGACAAGTCTGGTTGGTTAGAGTTTGGAGACTTTGAATACGAGACTTTGAAGGTATTAGACAACGTCAACACGACTCGCAAGATGGCTTTGGCAGGGAAACTTATAACCGAACAAGAGATTCAAAGCGACCGAGCCGAAATGAAGAAGAACGATCATTCGAAATCGTACAGACGTTCTCTTTATAACTTCGGATACCCAACTTTTACCCCCGAAATAGCAGACGAGTTAGAGACGTACAAGATGGACGCCGACGACGTTAAGCTTTTTAAGAACCAGTTAGAGCTAGAAACGGTATTAGCAGAATGGGCAAGAGTATCAATAAAAGACGACGCTCGTGAAAAACTGACGCCCGAAGAAGAAAAGACGAGAGAGTTATATCAGAAGTTTGGAATTTATAATGCAGAGTCTTTTGGAGCGTTTCAGAAAGCACAAGAAAACCTTTTATCTAATTAAGAATGGAAGACCCTAGAGAAGCTCTACTTAAATCGGCAGACGAAGGAACTTTAGGAGTTAGACCCGACACTCCCCAAGCGGAAGAAGATGCAGCGCCTATGCCGACCGTGGATCAAAGCGTTCTTGAAGCGATGTCTCAGGTCAATTCGGAGATTGAAACGGGGAAGTACATCGAAGGCACTGCTGCGTCCATAGGCACTGAGTTAACCATGGGCATAGGTATGCAGTACCTACTCAACAAGTACCGTCCAGCAATGAGGTTTTTACGGGGAGCCAGTCACGTAAGTAAAGTTGGCATCGTAGCGCCCGAAGGAGGTTCCACCGTGGCTGGTTTAGTAGGGCTGGCTGGAACCGAAGCGTTGATATGGGGAGGTTCCAACATACTCGGTCAGTACGTTAGAAAGTCTTACGGGATTCAAGAAGAGTTCTCTGCGGGAGAAGCCATAGCAGCCAGTGTGTTTGGCACTACTTTTATATTCGACAAGGTAAACAAGGGAGTATTTGCATTAGGTCGTCCTGCAATTGGCAAAGAGACGTGGAAAGGTCGAACCCTCGTAGTAAACGGGACGAAGACGTTTGTAAGCGGAGCAGCGTTAGGTATCGCCGAATCTACTTTAAGACAGTCAACTCAAATGCTTTTAAACGAACGGGAAAACTTCGACGAGTATGACTTACTTTTAAGCGGAGGAATAGGCGGAGCCATGAACACGGGCATGAATACGTTGTTTACCGCTTGGTCAAAGACTGGGTCGTGGGGACGTGGACAGGCTAAACAAGCCGTTCAAAACGCCAAGGACATCTTAGGAAAGAAAAAGGCTGAACTTCAAGAAACGATTGAGAAGTCGAAACAACCCCTGCCTGACAACCTTAAGTACAGTTGGGGAGGGAACTACATACAGACAGGTAAAGACGTAGGTCTTGACGTCGCCAAAAAACAGTTAAGGGACATCGAACACGCTGAAGAAATAATAGACGACGCTTTGAACGGTATTGTAAAAGCAAGTGAATCAATAAGCGCTCGTGAAAAGAACCCCGTACCGTTAAAGAAAGACGTAGTGGACGACGCTCCAACGCCCCCTAAAACGGACGAAGATATAGTTGAAGTAAACGATCCTGTTAAACAGCACCCACAACAAAAGAAAATATCTAAACCAAATTCTAAAGCTTATGTACGTTACGAGCCCAGAGAAGACGGAGTTGCAATAACTTTTATAGAAGGTGACGGAACAGTTAAAGGTTCTGCCCAGGAAATCTTAAAGGACTTATTAGCTAAACATCCAAACGTCTACACCGACACCGTTTCTAAAGGTGGAATGAGCGTCCCTTTTCTTCAAATGCTTCAAAAAATGGAAGCCCGTGGAGAAATTAAATTACAAAAAATGGACGGTTCTGACGGTTCTGTGAGAATGCCCTCAAAGGTGAATCGAGCTTTTGACGTAAAAAACCCAGACGGGACAGTTCTTAAAGTACAAGACATAACGCTTAGTGACGGTACAAAAATGCAAGCAAAGTTTGCATATAAAATTAGCAAGGTTAATAAAACTGCCGACGCTCCAACGCCCCCTAAAACGCCGACCAAGGAAACCCCAAGCGATCCAGACGACGACGAACTGAACGCCCTTATAAAGCGTTGGGAAAGCATAGACAGTGAAACTGTTTCGGCACTGGGTCCAAAGGTACACCGAGACGCTGAACGTTTTAACGAACGTGTACATAGGCGTCTGGGGGAAAACCTAGTTGCGTTGTCGAAGAATGCTGACAATACGGAAGCCGTTAGTAGCGCTCTAGATGCCGTCGTAACCTTACGAAAATTAAACAGTAAGCTTTTGGATTTATCCAAGACAGCAGGTGGACGGCTCGTACAGGGATCTCGTAAGGATTCCAATAAATACAGTTGGGAAGCCAAATTCAGTCATCGCGCGCTTAAAGAAGACGAGGCTTTAAATAAACTGGAAAACAGCTTGAGGGAACGACTGGACGGCGGTGAAGAAACTGACCTATCCAAACTGATGAAGGACTATTTGGGTGTTAAGCCCGAAGTTAAAAAGTCTGGTAAGACGCTCGGTAAGAAGAAACCAGCAAAAGAACTGACGCCCGAACAAGTTGCAAAGAAAGAAGCGAAAGAAAAGGACGTCCTTAAAAAGAAGTTGGAAAAACTTCAAAAGCGTTTTGGAGACGATGCAAAGCTTAAACCTAAAGACGCTCCTAAAAAGAAAGAAGCCGACGCTGAGATTGAAGATTTAAAGGCGCGTATAAAATTTCACGAAGCAAACGAACGGGACGCTATCCGACTTGGAGAACGACTGAAAGAACGCGAACGTTTACTTGCCGTTGAGACTGGACCGTTAGGCGCTCAACGCGCTGAAGTCTCTAAGAAACCTACGGGACCGAAGAAAGCGTCTGGCAGGTTGGAACAAGTAGAAGCTGACATTGCGTTCCTTAAAAAGAACATGAGAAACCGTGTTCAAGAAATCGATAAGGCTGCGAAGGAAATGTCGCCTGAGTTTCAAGCGGAGAAGATACGCAAAGCCCATGAAACAAAAGTAGCGCGTCTTGAAAAGGAATTAAACCAACGCCGTGAACGCTTTGGCGACCTAGAACAAGCCAGAGCAAAAGCTGGTATGCCTAAACTTCCAGAAGACCCGAAGATAAAAGACTTGGAAGACCGCATTGAATTTTACAGGGACGCAGAAGCAGAAGCTTTAAAGGTCGTTGAGCTCGAAAAGGAATTGGCTAGGGTCGCTGAAGTCGAAGGGCGTGGAGTCATGGGTGACATGAGAGCCGAAACTACACCCAAACCAAAAGGACCGACCAAACCTTCCCGTTCTGCCGAGTTAAGAGAAAAGATACAACAGTCCAAAGCCCGTATGAAAAAGCGGGTTGCAGACATTGACAAGGCTCAAGCAGATATAAACGCCGCTCAACAACGTATGGAAATCTACGGTAACTACCGCGACCATTTCGACGCTGCCTTGAACAAAGACGGGATCAGTCTCTTCACGAAAGGTATAAACGCCGTTCAACTAGCCCGTCAACTTGCTCTTATCAATCAACTACCTTCGGTGTTTGCTGGCGTAGGGACAAACGTGTTGGCTGCGTTCAAACAATTCTTCAGACCCGTAGGCGGTTTTCTTGCCAACGTCACCTTGAATCAAACGGGTATGACCAAAGCAATAAGGTACGCTCAAGCGGATTTATTCGGAGCAATAAAGATGCTTACCGATTTAAAAGGTTTGCCAACAGCTGTAAAACGCACGTTTCAACAGAACTTGGGAGCTACCACCAGAACCGTCGGTAAGTTTTCTGATGAAGTTTCGCAAACGACGTTACCAAGAGGTGAAGACGCTTTGATTGCGAAAGCATGGAACGATGCCAAACGACAAGCGGAAGCTGTTGAAAACGTAGGAAACGTGTTTGGAAGGTGGATTAATTCCCGTAACTTCTGGCATATCATGTCTTTAGGGGTTCGAGGCATTCAGTCAGTAGACGAAGTATTCAAGCGTCAGATCATCAAAGGAAGGATGTGGTCGGAAGCCACGAAGAACGGAATAAGAAAGTTTCCGAACGATCCAGCTAAAGCAGAAAAATACGCAAAGGAACTGTACGAGTCTGCTTGGAGAGATAACGACGGTCTTGCCGTTCTTGACGACGTATCCAACTTTTACGACGAAATCAATCAAGTGAATGAAGAGTTATTGTTTGCTTCCAATGTGGACAGAGTAGACGACGTTCACGAACCTTTTTCGGAAGCTATTATACGAACTCTTAACAAACTGTCTGACAGTAAAAGCGCAGAAACTTCTCAATTACTTGGAAATTTAATACGCGCTTTCATGCCGTACATAGGCGTTCCAATCAGAGGAGCTTACAGACTGGGTCATTATTCCCTGCCTTTTCTCGGTGTATTGAAAGCTACCGTAGCTAACCCGTACTCAAGTAAGATCAAACGCTTTTCAAACCAACTGAAAGCCGCTCAAGACAGTTTACGAAAGGAAACTAATCCAGATCGAATAAAAGGACTTGAAGACGTTATAAAAGAACTTACGGAAAAGGTTGAAACGGCAACCGCCAGACGTTCCAAGTATAACTCCGAAGCGTTGACTGATTTGCTTGTCGGTACTGGTTTGTTTGCAACTGGTTACCTTATGGCGTCGGAAGGCGGGTTAACGGGCGGGCTGTCTTGGATGACGGACGATCAAAAGAAAAAGAACAAGCTCAAACCTTACGATGCTTTAGGCGTTAATTACGTTGCCAATATGCCTTGGAGTGGACCGTTAGCAATTGGAGCGGATATGGCTGTTTGGGACGAGATGAAAAAGTCAGAAGACGACTCTGGTTTGCCTCTTCTACAAAAAGATCAAGATCGCATAACCGTGATGAGGTCTTCCATTACTTCGCTTCTTGCCGAACAACCTCTTACTGCTGGTTATAAAACAGGTAAAGAGTTGGCGACTGGGACGGATGAAATGGTAAAGAACGCTACCGCCAAGTTACTTTCTAGTTACATACCTCTTCCCGCCCAAGTCCGTAAGATTACTCAAACGGTTACATCCGATGGAACAGTTGATGATTTACGCGGCGCTACGTTTTGGGAACGTGTCGGGTATCACACGCTTGGAACGGGACCAGCCAATAAGAAAACCGACGTGCTTGGCGAGGCTCTGGAAAGTCCAAGGACGTTTCTTACCCAGAACGTGACTCGATTGGCTCCGCAGAAAGAAGCGGTCAGGACGAAACTTGACGAAGTGTTGGCGACCGATAATTACCAACAAGTGTCAGGTAAACCTACTACGCTTGCTCCTGGGATCAAGATGACTGAATGGCGTAACGAAGACGGGCTGACACTTGAATACGCTTTCTCTTTAAAACTACGAGAAATACGTATTGGTAAGAAAACAATAAGCGAAGCAGTAGACAGTTTGTTAGCAAGCAAGCGTTTTAAAAAGCTGTATGAAAAACCACCTACGCAAACGCTTGACGGTAAGTTCCAGAACGAAGGCTTGAAAATGCTTAATGACGAATTAAGGAGCTACTACAACCGCACAAAGAAGGAAGTCCTTAAAGACAAACGTTTTATGTCTAGCTTCGTGGATAAAAACGACAGGAACCTGCTCGAACTTTACGAACAAACTGGCGTTAAACTAGACGTTGGAGGCAAACCTAAATCCGTATTTGAACTTTTAAACGACTAAATAAACATCGCTTTTAACTAATAACTAACTATAGAAAGACATCATGGCTAATACCTTTGAAGACTACACCGTCTCTACTTCGACGACTGATTTCAATATAACGTTTGAATACCTCGAAGATTCACACGTCGTCGTCGAAATTGACGGCGTCCTTCAAGCGACATCCGCTTACTCGATTGTTGCAGGATCTCCAAACTTGGTCAGGTTGAACACGCCTGTCACGTCTGGTGTCGTTCGTATTCGACGAGATTCCAACGCCGATTCCGACAGTCCGTTCGTTGACTTCGTAAACGGGTCGGTCTTGACTGAGTCAGAACTCGACAAGTCATACCGACACAACCTCTACTTGAACGAGGAAATAGGCAACTTGAACGAGCAGTCCTTGCAGAAACAAGCTGGAGGCGACAACTGGGACGCCAAGACAAACAAGATCATAAACGTTGGAGATCCCACGCTTGTACAGGACGCTACGACGAAGACCTACGTTGACACTCAAATATCCAACACCGTAAGCGGTTCATCGACTGAGTCAGTTAAAACGACCTTTACTGGCGACGGCAGCACTGCGTTTACCTTCGCGTCTGGTATCTCGCTTGACGGGGACACGATGTACGAAGTTGCCATTGACGGAGTCCTGCAAGAGCCTACTGTCGCTTACGCGATTGACGCTGACGCCAACACCATAACCTTTACAAGCGCTCCTCCAACGAGTTCTAACATCGTAGTCGTTCAGCGGGGTTATTCTATTCCAGTGACCACTGGTACGGTAAGTACTTCTCAGATTGTCAACGGATCCGTTACAGCCGATAAACTGGACAGTACGGCAAAAGCTCGTTCCATACACACGGGTACGCAAACTGCATCGACCATATCGGACTTTGACACGGAAGTCGCAAACAACTCGGCAGTAACAGCTAACACGGCAAAGGTAACGAATGCTACCCATACTGGAGACGTTACTGGCTCAACTGCTTTGACCATCGCCGATAACGCCGTCACGGCTGACAAACTCGCCGACACAGCAGTTACCCCAGCAAGCTACACGAACACTAACCTGACGGTTGACGCTCAAGGTCGCATCACTGCTGCGTCCAGCGGGTCTGGTGGTTCAATGACTTATTCTGGAGCTGGAAGCTGGATTAGCCCTACCACGTCGTATGCTGACTTGGATTTAAGCGCTACGGTAGGGAGCAACAGGGCGTTCGTAATGATAATGTTTACAGGTGGAAGTGCCGATACCCAGCTTTTCGTAAAACCAAAAGGCGAAACACTAGACCCATATATACCGTCGAGCGATTCGGGGGCTCTGGGAGCTTCTGGCGTTTATTTGACAAACGACGCTAGCAAAGGAGGTATCGTGACCACGATAACGGACGCTTCTGGAGTAATCCAACACAAAGGCAACGTGAGTTCGCTCGTCGTAAACTATAAAATCTTGTGTTATCAAGTCTTGTCTTGATCCCGACCGACAACTTTAATCCTTCCAACCACCACTATATATGGCAATTACACAGACACACTCACGAATGGTATCAGACGTAGACGCAGGTTCTACATACGCAACGACAGCTTCACAAGGCACGGCAGCGGCTTTAGACGTAGGTACCTCCGCTTCAAACGTCGTTCAACTCAACGGGTCGTCTCAGCTACCTGCCGTTGACGGATCGTTGTTGACGAACGTAGGCGGTGGAAAGATCGTAAGCCGATATTACGCTGAAAACGCTACATATGGTTCGACTGCTACCGCTGTACCAGGAGATGACACGAAGCCGCAAATTACCGAAGGCGTTGAAATACTGACACTTACTACAGGAACCTTGAGCGCATCTACCAACCGTTTGCGGATAACCTATGGAGGTTGCTTTACAAGTAACACCGTAGGCGCTTTATGTTCTGCTTCAGTTTTTGACGGAGGAACCGACGCTTTGCATACCACTGCTTTTCAGCCTAATTCAAACAGTTACGAGTTCTCTTTAAGCGGTGTCTATGAGTACGCTCCTGGGGCTACTACCGCTAAGACCATCTCCATACGATACGGTTCAGACAGCACTTACACCATGTACGTTAACGGGAAATCTTCTGGTAGAATTTACGGAGGCTCTTCCGCATGGACGTTAGTGGTAGAAGAAATAGAAGTCTAAACAACATGACCGAAGAAATCTCCCACTTTCTCGACACTGCTTTGGCGGTTGTACTCGGCGTATTCGGATGGATCGGAAAGAAATTCTCCGACCGCTTGGACACCGACGAACAACGCCTGACTAAGATAGAAGTCGAACTGGCTACTCAACGTGAACGCGATACAGCCGTGGAAAACCGCATGAGCGGGTTGGAAACATCCGTCAAGGAGATTAACAGCAAGCTGGATCGCATGATGGAAATACTAATGCGCAGGTAACAACTTATGAAAAAACGCGAACAACTCGAACAACTACAAGTACTCCTTGCAGACACCTACAAGCAATCAATACAAGAAATGAAGGACGGCGAAGTCGAAGTAAACGCTGCCATCCTTAACGGAGCTAGGCAACTGCTCAAGGACAACGACGTGATCAGTCTGAGCGAGCAAGGGTCGCCTCTTGGTAACCTCGCTCAAGTCCTCCCGTTCGACGATAGCGACGAGGACAAGGAAGCAATACGTCAACAAAAGTGAGCGACATACCTCCCGAACTACGGGACTTTCGTAACTTCTTGTTCGTCGTCTGGAAGCATTTGGGTCTACCCGATCCAACGGATCTTCAATACGACATTGCAAACTATATACAAGACGGTCCCAAGCGTTCAGTCATCATGGCTTTTCGTGGAGTAGGCAAGTCTTGGATTTGTAGTGCATACGTCGTACACCAGCTACTGCTCGACCCGTCCAAGAACATCCTCGTGGTATCAGCGTCCAAGTCCAGATCGGACGACTTCTCGACCTTTACCTTGAAAATCATACACGACATTCCAGTTCTTCAAGGACTAAAGCCAAGGGACGGTCAACGATTCAGTAAGATCAGCTTTGACGTAGGCATGGCTCCAGCGTCACACGCTCCGTCGGTCAAGTCCTTGGGCATAACGTCCCAGCTAACGGGGTCACGGGCAGACATAATCGTTGCCGACGACATCGAAGTACCAAACAACTCGGCTACTCAAGGGATGCGGGACAAGCTCGACGAACAAGTCAAAGAGTTCGAAGCTATCGTCAAACCACTCGACAGTTCACGCATTATCTTCCTTGGAACTCCCCAGTGCGAAGACTCAATTTACAATAAGCTTCGAGACAGAGGCTATAACGCACGTATATGGACGAGTGAGTACATAGGTGCCGACACCAACCAAAAGGTCTATGACGGGGCTGTATCGCCCTTTATCGCCGATTCTACCGTAGACGTAGGCAAGACCACGGAACCGCTTCGCTTTACCGACGTTGACCTCGAAGAAAGAAAGCTATCGTACGGTAGAAGCGGGTATGCACTGCAGTTCATGCTCAATCCAAGACTGAGCGATGCAAACAGATATCCTCTCAAGATCAACGATCTGATCGTTCATGACCTAGATAACGAAGTTGCAAACGAGAAGTACGTATGGGCAAGCGGTCCAGACCAGACTTGGTCAGGTGACGAACTGCCTAACGTCGGATTCAACGGGGACAGATTCTTCCGTCCATTCGAGACACTAGGCGATCTAGTACCGTACACAGGGTCGGTCATGTCAATTGACCCAGCAGGACGAGGTAAGGACGAGACGGCTTATGCAGTCGTAAAGATGCTTAACGGTCACCTGTTCGTTCATGCTTGCAACGGTATAAAAGGAGGGTACGGAGAAAACGTCTTGAAAGAACTGGCTAACGTGGCAAAACGCTACAAGGTCAACGAAATCATTGTCGAATCCAATATGGGCGACGGTATGTTTACCGAGCTTTTTAAGCCAGTTATCAACAACCTGTATCCAGTCTCTATCAACGAAGTAAGACACCATATACAAAAGGAAAAACGAATAGTAGACACGATGGAACCAGTTCTTAACGCTCATAAACTAATCGTGGATCCAGCAGTCATAAGACAAGATTACCAATCAGCCTTGACCTACCCTATTGAGCAACAGTCACGTTATATGCTTTTGTACCAACTAAGCAGACTGACTAGGGACAAAGGAGCGCTCATTCAAGACGACCGTTTAGACGCGCTTGCAATCGCAATAGGATATTGGGTCGAGCAAATGGCGGTAAACGCCGACCTTAAGATCAACGAAAGAAAGAACGAACTGATGGAAATCGAACTAGAACGGTTTAAAGAAGCAGCCTATGGAAGCTCACTTACTACACCTGCCGTTCCAACTTGGTAACCATAACGTAGTTTACTACTTAATACTCGTGATCTTAGTCATGTTGTTGATCAAAAGTTCCCTAGTTATAACTACGTTGTGTTGCGATTCATCATCGAACCGTAGGTTGAAGGTTTGAAAAACCACGTAAAAACATGAAGAGTCGCTTAACGATGTCTTTAACTAACAAGATTAAAGGGTTTCTTAAATGACCCGTTCGGTCACGAAACGTTTTAAACGTCGTTTTAACTAAACGTTCTTCATTGTAACTATTTCCAGCCGAAGGAGACCTGTCAATACTAAACTTTACCACTACTACTTAACCTTATGGACATCAACGAACAAACAGACGCACTTTTATTCGAACTTCAAAACACAGTTAACAGGTTCCATACCGAATTCGACATCAATCACGCTACCATCGTAGGTTGTCTGGAACTGGCTAAAATCGATTACCTGACCGAACCTTCAGAGGACGTTGAGTTCGAAGCAGAGGATGAAGAAGATGCTTTCTAAAGGCTGGGTGCTCGTTCGATTACTAGTCAAGTCAGGACGTTATTTGGTACGTAGTTTGGGTCAGAAGGTTAAAGCTGCGTTAAGATGGCGTTAAGATGGCGTTTAAGGTCGGAATAGTTTCGTTGTAAAAATCTGAAGTCCCTAACGCTATATACGCGCGCGTTAGTTACCCCCGCATGGGCGCGCGTTTTTCTGACACGGGTCAGTAAAGCGCGAGGCTTGGATCGATGCTTTGGCACAGCTTTGGCACGACTGTCATCTAAAGCCCGCAAAACTACGCCGATCACAAGTGATAAAAGAACCGATTGGCTGTCGATTGAATGGCGGTCAGGACGGCGTTGCTCGGTCGGTCAAAACGGCGTTGAAAACCTTTGCTCCTGTTTGTCCGTGTGGTTGGTTTTTTGCAACGTCTCAAACGCCGTTGGATCTACCGTCTCAAACGCCGTTGGATCTACCGTCTCAAACGCCGTTGGATCTACCGTCTCAAACGCCGTCTTTTTCGCTTTAATTCGCTTTAACGCATCAAAACTTTCAACTTATCGAAAAAAATCTTCGCTAGTAAACAAGCGGG